GTTGTAATACTCTGCTCTAGCCCTAGACTTCTCATTTGCTGGGACGGATGATTTACGCTCTATAATCTTGTAGTACATATACGACCTCAGCGCCTCCTCTGCATACACATGAACCTCTGGGTCTCCAGCACGAGCTTCGTCAGCAACGTACTCTATAACAACCTCAGAGTAACCGCTATTGGTCTCTACTTCAATTCTGTCTTGGTCTAAGTTTAGTCTATACTCACCAGCCAAGTGACCACCTCCAGCTCCGTACAGCCTTCCTGCACCACCTTGATAGATGTAGTTCTCGAATACATACTGACCGAAATCATTATCTGATCCAGTTGAAGCTCCAGTGGCTGTTTTGTCGTCTTCTCTGTCAAGTATTGAATTAGGGTCTATATCCAAAGGACTGGCATTAAAATCAACCGAGGTGGTCTTGAGCTTTCTAGAGTAGTTTATGTTTTTATTGTTTCCAAAAACCCTTACAATTCCTTCGTCATCAACGATTCCCACTTTCAGTAAGTCTACAAAATCATCAGGAAGAGCAACCGTATCGTTAGAAGCTATTGACAGCTTTAACGACTTAATCTTTTTCCCGAAATCAAATCCAATCTCTCTAATACCTCTTAACGCAAAGTTTCGAATAGCCGTATCTGAAGCGTTACTAGCATAGTCGTCCCCATCTAGAGTAATGATGAAGTCTTTAATTACTTGACTGAGCTTTACTTTATTGTGCGCCATTATTCAGATGCTTCTTCTTGTGCTGCGAACTGAGTTACATTAGGGTCTCGCAACCTAACACCTATTAACTTAGCAATTTCCATAACAACCTCATTAAGGTAATGAGGGGGTAACATAAAGTCCCTACAATTACTAGAAGGAAGTTCTATATCGTTTCCGTTGTAAGTAACGACATCATAATCGTAATAAGGAGATCCTTCGCTTATCTCTCCGTCTTTATCAAAGGAAGTAGGCTTGGCATAATATACTACCTCGTATTGATTAGGAGAATCAGCTGGAAAAAACTCTAAAACACTAGAGACTAAACATACAGGAAAGTCTTGGGTTGGAGTAGAAAGGTTACTTCCTAGTATTCTCTGCATGCTCTGAGCATCGTATACAACTTCACAATTAATTCTGTCTGTATACTCACCGTAATAGTTGGCATAAGTCAGTGCAGATATGGAGATTATTCTGGACAAATTAGCTGGTTTGAGCGCCTCCCCCGAAGCGGGAACTACGTTGTTAGTCCTAACAAAAAAGGAAAGGTCCTCTAGCTTCTGCTTTCTTACGGACTTGTCTCTGCCTGGATCAAAGTTCTGCCTGCTTATACGCTTAGCGTCCACAAGCTCTGAGAACATCTCATTGTAGATATTCATCTGCGCTATAGGGGCAAAGGAATTGAACACGCCAGGTGTAATAAAGCCTTTCTGCTCCTTGTTGGCGATATCCTTTACGGCGTTATATACTTGTAATACGCTTACCATAAAACAAATATACGAAAAACAAATAGGCTGTTATTTCTCAGCGTACAACTGGTGAAGTTGCTTTGCTAGATTGGCTGCGTCGTTAGCTCCAATGTCTTTTGTTATGATGCCAAACCTGTTTAAATAGATCTTCCCTGAAATTGAAGTGCTGTTAGACCTACCTAAAGTTCTGAACTTCAATGTACCATCCGTCCTGCCAGGAGAGGAAGAAACCAAAGACTGGTCTAAAAACCTTGTGTTTGCTGGAAGCTTAGCTATAATATCCCCGTCTCTGTTGTGCAGAAACATATTGAACTGTTTATCTCTCCTTACTATAAAAACATTGTTAGGATTGTAGTCAATTGCCGTCACGTTGGAGTCTGGTATTTCAAAAGATTTAGTTCCATCACTAGAATCTAAAGTAGATGTAAAGGCTGGATATCCTGTCATCCCATCATGACGAACAGCAAAAACATTTCGACTGTTTTGAAAATTTGAATTAGATGCGCTAACAACACCGTCGGATTGCGGTCTACCTCCAAAGCCAAACGTCTCTCCTTCATTGTCTGCGTATATAGCTCCTATACCATAACTCGTACTGGTAGCTATACCGTTCGTGTTAAAAACTAAATATATAGTGTAATCTGTTTCAGTAGCGAAAAAATCAGCAGCAGCCCTAAACCCATCTGTAGACCCTATGGTGGCGGCCTTTTTAATAAGGGTTGACTCTCCTACGTCGGTGACTGCATTACAAGTTCCGCCTAAAATGCCTAGAGTATATGCAGATCCTTCAGTCCCGTCATTTCTCCATCCTGAGTTAATGCTAGCTCCATTAGTATATTGAGCAATTCCCTCGTGATTATAGTCAACAGAAGGTATGTCGTTAGGAAATGTTATTCCAGCTATGGTTTGTTGAAACTTCTTAGCTTCATCACCAACAGATATTTCTTTTGTTATTGTGTTTATAGGGGCTGAAGGTATTACAGATCTTACATCATCTACTGTGTCCACTACAGCCTTGTCAAACGTAGACTTACCATCTACCACATCAAACTTCATGATGTTCTTGGCTGTGTCTCTAGACATAAAGTTGATCACATCCTCTATCAGCCCAGATTCAGCCCCCTCTTTACAGGCTACGGTAATGTTTGCTTTAGGTATTGACTCACCCTCTTGAAGGACAGACTCATCAAAGCCGTTGCAATCCTTGAACGTAAAGACTACTTTCTTTTTACCAGCTGTAATAAAAGTAAGGTTCTCTGAAGGGATGGCGATAGTGCTCAATCCCACACCTGTGTCTGAGAACGAAGCGCTAGTCTCTGACTCTGGCTCCCTACGGAAAAAGAAGAATTTTCTGTCCATGAAACAAATATACGAAACAAAAAAGCCACCCGAAGGTGGCCTTTCTTTTATGCTAGGCGTTCAAGCTTCTCCTCAAGGGAGGATAGAACGGAAGATCCTTTCTCTGTTAGGCAGAACCTAACCATTACGTCTAGTGGGTCTTGACCTACAGGCGAGGAAACGATTAGGCTGTTGGTATCAAACCAATAAACACCATCCGTTTTTACGTTGATGATTTGATAGTCTTTAGCCTGAACTACAATGGATCGTGCCTGAACCTGAGGTGAATCAAAAGACTCTATAAAAGCTTGAGGCTTGTTCTTAGCGATCCTAAGGAGGTTAAAGCGAATCTCTGATACTGGAGAGTTAATATTAACGTTGAAGTACATAGCGATAGGCAGAAGCTCCTGTATATCTGTGTCTCTAACTAAAGCCACAGCGTCAGTCATCAAGAACTCTTTTTTGAGCTCCATCTCGGCGTCTTTCTTTTTGTTTACCTCTCTAAATACTTTACCTCCGTTCGCTGAGTTGTGAGGGTGTAGTTCAAGAAACTTACGCATGTTTGGCTTGTCCTTAGGGACAAACAGCTTACCCTCTCTAAAAGCAACAGATTCACGTCGTGCGTTTTCTGATTGCTCATCACGCCAAATAGAAGGCTCATTAGGGCAGTATCTAATCTCCCTTACGGTATCGTTTTCAGAATCGTATACGGTTACTCCTTTTTGAGGAAGCATATAAACGATCCCACCACCTTTAACAATTTCGTACTCTTTGTGCTGAAGAACCTCTTCTTTTCTCTTGATAGATCGCTTCTTTTTAACTGGGGCTGTCGGCGCTACTTGAGCCTCAGGTTGGACTTTTTTAGGCCGTCCAGGAGCCTTCTTAGTTGGGGTATTCATATTGAATTAAATTAATTACTGCAAATATAGGGAAAATAAAAAAGGCCCCCTAAGGAGCCTTTCTTGTAGTAGTTTAATTGCTATTAAGAAGCAAATAGTAACGTACCAGTCGCTGCACCAGCAGTAACACCGATATCAGCCTTAGCGTTTACGTTAACGTTCCAAAGTCCAGCATCTAAGCATGTAAATACAAACGCAGAGTCATAAGAAAGGAAGTTTACAGTATCGTTAGTTGGTGTAAAAATTATAGAAGTTTCACCAGCTGTAGACACATCGTAAGACATTTTGTTACTACTTGTTGTTGGGATACAAGAGCCTGTTCTAAAAGCATCTGATCCTGCACAATCAATAGTCATCGTAGATGTTCCTCCAGCTGGGTCCTCAGTGATAACAAGCACTACAACAGCACCCGCTGTAGCAGCAGGTAAAGTAGATGCAAGTGCAGCAGCACCAGTATACGTCTGGAGATTAACTTGGTTAACTACAAGGGTATTTGCGTTAGAGCCCACTGTTGGTGTTCCTACGCTAAGTCCCGTGTAATCTCCCAAAATAGCTCTTGGCACTGAGCCAATGCTTGCGAAGTTAGCATTGAGGTCGTCTACGTTTAATTTTTTTAGAATGAGTTCATTCATATTTTCTAAGTTTTTAAAAGTTAAAGTGTAAAAGTGAGGGAAAGCCTTTCCTCCCCTCCTTTCACATTTTAGTTGTTATGACGCCTCCGTTATGGTGATGTCAGTTCCAAAGTCAACAACGCTTGAAATTGAGTCATTGAGATTATTATCGCCTATGTTGATAAAGGCTTGTTTTCCATAATTGATCTCATTAACGAGCTCTTTCATAAAGGTTCTAGCCTCGCCAGAGGTAATAGTAATAACAAATAAGTCGCTGTCAACCGCGATATTGTTTTGAAGGTGCAATCTAATAGTAGTTGCATCGTGTTCGTAAACAGCCTTAAGACCTGAAGCGGGATATGTTCTAGCTTCGTCTTGAGTTGCATCTGTAGCAGTATTCACATACAGAAATTTTTTAGATAAATCCATAATTTATATTTTTGTATGTTATTAAGCTGTAGTTGTTGGTATAGCACCACATGAAGTTATATCAGAGTGAAGGAACTCTGAAGCAATATCATCGACAACGACAATAAGCGCTTGACCTCCACTTCTAATTTCTTCAGCAACTGCTTGCATTACCTCTCTACCTTTATTATCATTTATAACGACAGGTATGTTAAACTCTCCTACTCCATCATCCCCTGTTGCGGAATCGATAAAATTAAAGTCTAAAGCAGTACCCGCACTATCAATGTGCATATGAGACAACTCGCGAGCTGGCAGACAGATTGAATCGGCTGCCGCTGTTTTGAATACTAAGTATTTTTCCATAATATTTTCTATCTTTTATAGGTCGTTAAACCTAGTTAATATTATTATCCCTTAATCATTACGTGTTGGTTAGCAGCTCTAACACACAAAGCAACTTCTGATCTGTAGTGGAAGACCGCTTGGTCAGTTCCCAAATCACCGTTGTTAGTATGTCCCAAAACGCCACCACCAGTCACCCAGTGCTCCATCTCACGAGAGTATCCATTCGCCTCCTTGTAGTACAAAGCCAAAGAAGGAGACTTAACTCCAGTGCGGGCGTCAGCAATCTGGCTCATAGGAACCATAGCGCCTTGCACGTAGTTAGAAGCACCCAACAAAGTAGGATCGTTCAACAACTTCCAGTCATGCTTGTGGAAAGTGTAACCACCACGAGTAAACGACTTAAAGCCAAGCTTTACAGCCATGTCAGCGTCGTTATTAAACGCACCGAACTGACCAGCCAAACCAGCAGTAACGCCAGTAGCGATACCTGAAGCCAACATGTCGTCGATAGCCAAGTCTTGCTTTCTGTTTACGTACATAGCGTACTCAGATGGCGCTCCTTGCTTATCAAGCTCGATAATAACATCGTCAAACTCAGAGAATGAATCCATTGGGTTAGCGTTAGCGTTGCTTACTTGAATTCCGCGATCCTCGATGGCTGCGAAGTAACCTTCAGAACCAGCGAGTCCGTCATCAAGAGTTACAGCGCCACCGTCGAACTTCTCACCGAAGAGCATCATCATCTCACGCTGATCTTCAAAACGCTTACGCGCCTCTTGCTCAGCATACATGAACCATCGGTATTCACCACCTCCTACGTCTACCCATCCGATGTTTGTTGCCTGTGAACCGTTCACTTCGTGACGGCCTTTAACAATCATGAATGGGTTCTTATAGCGCTCAATGTCGCTCTCACGGAAAGCTGTTGGTTGATTTGTGCCTTGAGCGTACATATTACCCAAAACAATCCACTCACCACCTACTGCGTCATAGTCAGCAGAAGTAGCTGCGCTTCCGTCAAGCTTAGCTAAAACAACATTAGAAGCACTTCCTGTTCCAAACCCACCAGACTTAACAATAAAACGAGTTCCAGTAGAACTGTCCATTACAACGTCATTAGCTTGAACGTTAGAAGTGAAGCTGTCAGCGCCAGCTGTGACCGTTAGGTCAGCGCCGTTGTCTGTGATATTAGCAACTACATAAGTGAAAGACTTGTGACGTCTTCCTGTTTCCCACCAGTCGATCTGGTCGGATGATCCACCAGCGTTTACCGCGCCAGTCAATTTTAAAAACCCAGTAATACCTTGCTCACCATAAGTCTCAACGAGATTCGGCATAACCTCATCTTTCGTTGCCTTAATAAGCGTGTCAATAGTAGTATAGGATTCGGGCGAGATTCCAAATTGAGAACCCGCAGTATCTAGATTAGGGAGGTTAGTCCCTCTAGTATTACCAATAGTAGCCATAATTTATAATTTTTAGATTTTAAAACTCATCTTATTGTTGTTACCGATGAGCTGTCTCACTTGATCTGCAAGTGGAGACGATTGTTGATTTTGATTCGTGTTAGGGGCTGTCTGCGTGGATACGTTAGCCGCTGTGTTCACGATAGTTTTTTGACCGTCACCCAACCCTTGGGTGTAAACAGACTTTACAATTTTGTCAATGTTATCAATCAAAGCCCTATGCGAAGACAGCATGTCGTAATCCCAGCTTCCGTCCTCTCGCACGTAATCATCGAAGTACTCGTCAAGACGAGCGTTCTTATTTATTAACTCTGACTTGTAGTTGTCGTCAAGGCCAAACTCAAAAGTCTTCTCGTTCCCTAGGTCAAACTCTAGACCTGTGAGATCGTTAACTTCCTGTGACATTTCCGCTACCCACGCATCATCAATAACAGATTCAGGAGCGTTAGACTCATAGTCAGGAGTAGAGTATTTACCTCTAATCCCTTCGATGTCTTGACGCGCCTTGTCTCCGTCCATTTTAAGCTGTAACTGTGCAAGCTGAACCTCGCTCTCAGTACTGAGATCTGGATCAACATTGTACTTGCTGTTAACGAGTAAGTCTAGCTCATCGTAAGATAGATTAGGGTATTGATTCGCCATTTGAATGCGAATAGCTGTCATGTCATCCATACTCTCTGGATTCAATGACTGATACCTAAACCAATCCTCTGGTGCTCGGCCCGTTTCCTCTACGAACCTCGCGATGGCTTCAACACGCTCGTCAATAGCGTTTGCTTCAGCTTGTTGAGTATTTTCAAGTTCATCAAAAGAACTGATCTCCCTTCCTAAGCGATCGCTTAGAAATTCCATAACAGCTCCTTCGAGTTCACCTTCAGAATACTCTGTATCAGATGTTGGCTCGGCGGTTTCCCGCTGAACCTCATTCTCTTGTATTGGTTGCTCCGTCTGCATCTCCTGTACGGGAGTTTCTTGCATTGGAGTCTCTTCTACCGTAGGCTGTTCAGGTGTTACCTGTTCAGCTTGTGGTTGTTCTGGTGTGCTACTCATTGACGCAGCAAGGTCCTCAGGGTTGCTGAAGACCTTCATTCCACCAATCTCTTCGATTGTATTTTGTTCCATTATATTTAATTAATTGTGTTTTTATAGGTAGGCCATTACGATATCTCCAGCCCCACAAGCAATTTCACTAAAGTTTCCGTAAACAGTAGTTCCTGCTGGAATTTTCATAGCTAAAGCAACTGTTGGGATCAGCTCATAAATGCCCGCAGCGTGAGTTCCTGCGAGCGTCGCGCCACTAGCATCAAGGTGCTCAGACCCGCTAGAGTCGTCTGCGTCAAGACCTTCATAAATGCCGCCCTTTACGGCAATAGTGCCATCAACATCTAAAACAGTAATTGCCTTGAAGTATCGACCTTCAGGAGCGCTAACTGTGGTGCTGGCCCCTATATAAACTGGCTTGAGTCCTTTTAAATCCATGTCTTATTTATTATGATGCTCCAGCTCCAGTGAACGGAACAGTTGAGTTGTCGTTACCAAATATACCGTATTCTACCATCGTGTCTACCTTTGTAGCATAAACAACGTAAGCCTTATCCACTGCAACGGGGATAAAAGCAAACTCACCACCACCGATTTTAGCCACAAGGCCATCAGAGTCAGTATCGTTGTATATATAAACGTATTGCTCAAGCTCCGAGTCTAAGTTCTTGACATACATGTAGGCTCTGTCATTGCACTGATTAGCAGCGTAAATACGTAGAGCGGTAGTGTCGTGGTCGATAGCCTTTACCTTGGCTCTGATTAAAGCACCAGAGTCGCAAGTGAGGTTAGCCACTGTGCTTAAGGCCAACGCGCTCGTAAGCACGTCAGCACTATTAAGGCTGAGTGAAGCGCGTACTATTGCCATTATGCTTCGTAGATAACAGCGAACTCAATAGTAAAGGCAGTAGAAACGCTAGGGGTAATCTTAATGTCTTGATCGCCATTGAATGGAAGCAAGCACCAGTCACCAGCATACAAACGACCGAGCAGCTGAGACTCGATAGTTACAATAGCGTTTTCAGTGGCTACCGTACTGGTATTCTTAATATAAACCTTGTGAGCCTTGTCGTCAGCATAATCCCCTTTATCAACGAGAGTGTACTGAGAACTAGATGATGTTGTTTTGCGACCAACTCCAGTTGTTTGGTCTAAACCAGTGAGCGTTCCCGCCTTGGTGAGTGTCGCTGTAGTTGACAGCGCGAGAGCGTCACCCGTAAGGTCCCCGCTCGAAAGTGTGATTGTTGCAGTAGTAGTAGCCATTATTGTTGGTTATATGAATGCAAATATAGTAATTATTTTTTAGGCTTTTTCTTGACCTTAAATCTGGCAACCCTACCCTTTTTGCGTTTTTCTTTTCGTGCTCTTCTTCTCTCTGCTGGAGTGAGCTCACCCCATGTAGCAGGAGTTTCTGAGGAAACCCTCACCCTAGGTCTGAAAGTCTTCTTTTCCCCCCCAGTATCCTTTTCTCCAGATTCTGTCTGCCAGTCTTCTTTGAACCATCGTTTAAGGTTCAGTCCAGACTTAGTTTTCCTTACCGCCATTGCCCCAGTTTTTCGCGCCTACCTTCCTACACTTAGCCAACGCGCCAGAGGCGTAAGCAGAGGGCCACACTTTGTACCTCTTCTTCACTTTGTAATAACAGGCATCCTTTAGAGTACCGCCTTTTTTATACTTCTTGCAGCCGCAATCACAATCCTCTTTACCGCACCCTGCTTTCTTAGCTCTCATGGCTAACGAGCTTAAACTTGGCTTCTTTGACAGCGCCAGGGTGTGGTTTATAATCTCCCTTCATGAGAAAGTATCTACCCCGATCCACCATCCAGTGATAACCAGAAGGTGCTGAGACAGACTTCGTGGCACTGCTAACATTGAGCTTTCCGCCTTTATTGTGCTTAACTGTATTCATGATCCTTTAACCCACTTCTTGCTTGAAGATTTAGTCTTGCTTGGGGACCACTTCACTTTGTTGGCCCAGTATGCTGCACTGCACTTACCCTTGGCTATGTTCTTGGCGTGGCGGCTCTTAAAGGCTTTGCGTTGCCCTGCGGTTTGATTGGTTTTTACACCAGCTTGCCCAAAGCGAATAATCTTGATTTTGCCGTTACAACGAACAGCAACTACGTGTGATTTACCGCCGCTGCTAGAACGCTTAGGCTTGTTTAAACCTGACAGCCCAAACCGCTTGAGCTTTTTCTTTACATCTTCAGCCATAAAGCAAAGATAATAAAAACAAAATAGTCAGGTAAATCTATTCTTTAAAGCGTTGTAGTTTTGGAGGATTTCTGTGGAGGAGAGTGTCCTAAAATATAACATAGCTGTAGCTATATTACCTGGCCATAATAAGAGGGGAGAGATTTTATTAGAAGCCGCATAAGAGCCAATTCTAAAGGGAATGCCATTATTCGAGATGTCTTCACCGTCAAGGGCAGATATATCAGCGTTTGACACAGTATCTGCTGTACCATCTACGTAAATGCTTACATTACCACTTCTATCCCAAACACCCGTAATAAAGTACCAAGTATCAAGAGATAAAGCGGTGGAGCCAGTCGAAATCTTTGCGCTGGAGCCACCCGCAGCGAGAAGTAACGTTACTTTTCTACTGGAGTTAGCGCCCATGAAATATCTGTCACCACTACTAGCGTATGATTTGCTGACTATTGTAATGAAACCTGAGGGGTTTGATGTGAGTTTTACCCATGATGATATGGTCATATCTTGGGTGCCAATGTTTAGTATACTGCCTCCAAAATCAACCATATCGTCAGCCCCATCAAACACAATAGAGCCACCATCTCCTGAATCATAAGTAGGCCCATTAGTAGGCTCAAGTGTTCCTTCTTTTTTCTCAACCAAATCCGTCCAAGTAGTTCCACTACCAGGATAGCTATTCTCGTTAGCTGCATCCACGTAGAACACCAACCCATCCGTCACTATGCCTTTACCGAAACTGTAACTCATACGAATCTGTTTTTTAGGGCGTTGTAGTTTTGGAGGACTTCTGTAGATGAAAGGCTTTTATTATAAAGTTTCATTAAAGCAAAGTCCCCATAAAAGCATTGACTAGAATCAAAACCACCACCTAATGTGTCTTGTTCTTGACCAAAAATAAGAGTACCTGGGGTTTCAGTAGAAACATTAGCATCTCTAGTTGTAGAAAATTCTTCGGAACCATTTACATAAAGTTTTTCAGCACCACTAGATTTAATTCTAGTTCTTACTAAATTAAACCAAGAAGTAGTGTTCGGTATATCCCAATTAGTACTCTCATTAGTACTAGGGCCATAAAATTTCAATTCACCAGATGAAAAGTACATTAAAGATTCGTTATTTTGATCATCAGAATATGCATAACTTACAGTAGCACCATTAAATGATGTTGTTGTAAATTTTACCCATATAGAAATAGAATAATCATCAGCAGGAAAACTATATGATGATTTTTCTAAATATTGGGTAGCTTGGTTTGAGGAAAAAGTAAATCTATCTGGCAAAGTATTAAGTGTAGGACTACCACTAATAGTAAAGTTATTAGATGAATCCGCTAAATTATTAAAAGAAGTACCACTACCAGAATACGACTTACTATTCCCCGCATCTACATAGAATACTAGCCCATCGGTTACGATAGGTGCGTTATTTGCAAACCCTCCCATTTAGATGTCTGAGTTAGGGTCAGTCCAGTCAGTCCCAGCCAACAGCGTAAGAATCTCTTCGTGAGTGTATTCCTGACTGCGTGTAGCGAGAGCCACAACAGAAGGTGGTTGGCCCCCTTCGTACTTAACGAAGCTCTTGCTTTCGTCTACACTCTTCCTGAGGGTGTCCGCTGATGTCTCCATAACCTCTGAGAAGTCAATGGTTGCTACTTCGCTCATATCGAAGATTACGTAATGTCTGTTTTCGAAATGCATTAAACGTGTTTTTTATTAAACTACAGTAAAGTCGTTAGATGGATTAAACCAAATCTGCCCATTTGTGCTATCTAAACAATAACCAACCAAACGAACAATATCTCCACTTCCTGAAGGAGCGGTGCTCGTAATGTCTCCAGCTGTAGTGGAAACGTATAACTCATCAGCAACGGTTCCTGGATCATGATCTAAAGTAAACATACCACGAAGCAACATGCCGTCTGCATCGGGATCAGTGCCCAAAGCAATCGCCAACAGTACGCCTCCAGCAGTAGCTGTAGCGTCAGCATCGGTTGCCGCCCATGTCCCGTCAGCTTTATAGTAACAAAGCTCGCCCTGAGTAGTAGTGCCAGTACCTATGTAAATAACTTCTCCTTGGTGAGAGAAATTCGCTACTGCTGTTTTTTCAAGATTAACTTGTTTAAACTTGTTAATGGTTACGCCGTCAGAGTCGTCTACAGTGAGCTTAGGTAAACCAGACACGTCATTTACGCTGAAGATAGTCCCAGTGGTAGCTGTGTCTACTTGGAACAAGTCATGAGTGCCATCGTGGACAGTGAAGGTGTCTGCCGTTCCGCTTGAGTCAAGCTCGATATCAAGGTTGTGCCCGTTAGTGTCTATAGTTCTGTCAGCATCAAGAGTTTGATCAGCAGTACCAATGCCTCCAGACCCGCCTCCACTAACAGCGGCCCAAGTTAAACCTCCTGTGTTTCCAGATTGGGCAGTAAGCACGTAACCATTAGTAGGCGCGTTAGAAACCTTAAGGTTTGCCTCGTCTACTACGTTATCCGCTATGACTTGAGCTCCATCTGCTGTAGACGTGACTTCTCCTGTGTGGTTAGGGTGCGTATAAGATCCTGAGTTGTTGACCCAATCTAAAACCCCGTTGCCATCAGTCTTAAGTATCTGACCATCGGTCCCGTCGTCGGTAGGAAGAGTAAGGGTATAAGTAGCCCCAGCAGAGTGGGCAGGACCTTTTATGGTTACGCCGTGAGAGTTATCTTCACAGTTAAAGCGTATAGCGCCAGCGTTGGTATTTCCTTTTAACTCTACAAATCCAGTCCCGTTGGCAGCTAGTAAAAGGTTTCCGTTGGTATTCGTTGTGCTTACTGTATTTGCATCTAGATTGATGTTATCAACCTGAATGCTGTCACTGAATGTTTTTGCCCCGCTAAAGGTTTGAGTACCAGACAGATGAGCTGTGTCGGAATCCAGATAGGCGCTGGCTATAGCAGCTCCATTCCAAGTACCAGAGTCTATAGTGCCAACGGTTGTTATTGCAAGGGCATTTATGTCAGCCTGGGTTTGATCTGAGTTGGTAACTTTAGCTGTATTAGCGTCTATTTCAGCAAGAAGAGTGTTGTCTAATTTATCTTCCGTTACTGAATCATTGGCTAACTGAGTGGTCCCAACACCACCATCCGTAATAGATATATCATTGGCGTTAGCGGTTATCCCTGTGCCTCCTGCAACATTTAAGGTAACATCACCCGACGTACCCCCGTCAGTCAATCCAGTTCCTGCAACCACGGAAGTTATATCTCCAGACCCAAAATCACTAAAATCAACATACTTAAGGTTATTGCTATCAGACGTGTCTTGAATTAAAACCTTATCGTCAGACGCTGGGGTACCAATATCAGAAAGGTCATCCCCTGTAGCTCCTGATCCAAGTCTAGACTGTGTGTTTGAAAGCAGTGTAGCCACCGCACCGATGCTAGCTACATTTATAGAGTCAGCTGATGCTCTAGCGTTTGCTTCAGCGTCTACATAAGCCTTTGTTGATTGCTGAGTAGGGACCTTAGTGTCTAAATTAGAAGAAAAGTTGTTTTCGTCAATAACAAAATCAAAGTCAACAGTAGATGTTGCTGTCTTCATAACAGCGCCAGTAGCTGCTACATTAGAGGTCGTGGGTGAAGCACCATCAGCACCGTCTTGACCAGCAGGACCAGCAGGACCAGCAGGACCAGCTACAGTTGAGTCAGCCCCAGCAGGGCCTTGAGGTCCTGTGTCGCCTTTATCTCCTTTAACACCTTTCTCTGTTACTACTACCGAGCTAGAGGCTGGGGCTGTAACTGTTACTGAGGTGGACCCGTTTGTTGTAACTGTTATAGCCATGTTATCTTGAAATGTCTTCGTTTACACTAAATGACCCTCTTAGTATAGTTGTTACTACATCGCTAACTTTTTGCTGAATATCGTAAGTAAAAGAACCAACAGGTAGCTCCTTCATGACATCCGCTGAAGCTGTAACGGTAACAACGCCAGAAGTAGTTCCGTCGCTAAACACAAACCCATTGCTTAGTTTTGACTTTTGTTCTTCGCTTAAAGCCTTGGCATCCGAAGTAGAAGAAGAAAGGCTGCTAGAAGCAATCACTTCCCTTTCAGAAACTCCTGTTCGGGATCTAACGGGATTAGTCTTTACATCCATTAAAAACTCATATTCAGTCAAATCTAAAGCGGTTCCGCTAGAATCATTCAGTGTAAGATTGAGAGAAAAAGTGTCTCCTCTTTTGCAGGTGATATCAAGCCTTTCAGCTACGTCTAAGTTTACTTTGCTTGCCATGTTATCCTAATAGTGAGTTTACAATGTTGTCTACGCTATCCCCAGCCTCTGGAAGTTCACCTCTATTTCCTTGACGCTGAGAAAGCAACTTACTTTGTTCAGAGGACTGCTTCTTTACTCTATCGTCTTTTCTGTCTTCTTTTAAAACCTCAAGTTTTTGCTTAAACTCTTGATCTTCAGTTTTAAACCCAAGGGTGGCCTGAGCTTTGATAAGCTCGATCTCTTTCCTAAACTGATGCTTAACCTGCTCTAGCTGACTCTCTAACTGCGCTTTAAGCTGCATCTGCTGGGCCTCTATCTGAGCCTCCATTTGCATCTCCTGCTGCTTTGCCTGAGAAGCAGCTTGAGCAGCCTGTTGAGCTGACTGAGCTTGCATCTGTGAGTTTTGAGCGGCCATCTGCTGCTGAAGAGCCATACGCTTCTTGCGTCTTACCACTAAAAGCCTTTCGGCCTGGTTAACGTCCTTCATGTTTCTAATTGCAATCGCATCTTCAAGGTCTATTTCCTTTTGTTGAATAGCCATCTGGACATTCTGCTCTAAATAAGCCTTATCCTTGTCTTCCATTTCTTTCACCACCTGTACACCGAAGTTGTACATAGGAAGGTCATTGAACGAAGAAAGAACAGCCATATTTTCCTTTCCTATAGCGTTGCTATATATCTCATGAAGGACAGACTCTTCTGGTATGATTTGCAAGCACTTAACTATATCTTCACAAACCTTTTTGTAAAGAACCATAGAGGCGTTTGTGATGTCGTATATAGCGTTGTTTCCAGCTGCAATTGCATTTTGCTGAACGCCTACCAGTGTGTCTCCTTTTGGAGTTGATGCATCCATCATTTCGTTAACGCCTGTGGCGTCTCGAATCATACGCAAGTAGTGATTGTAAAGACCTATTAGTTCGTTTATATTACGAATACTATTACCTATCTCTCTTACTGGTGGGTTCTGGAATCCTCCCTCTGGGTTTTTACTTCTGTAGTAGAATACGCCAGTTTGCTCGTAGATATCATGTAAATCCAAAGGCTGTAGATCTCCGCCTTTTCCTAGTTGCACGTTCTCTAACCCTTCGATGTCGATAATTAATCCGTCTGGCTTCGCCTTAGCGATAGCTTGCTGAATCTTAAGGTGAGTCAACTGAAGCATATCAGCAAAACCAGTACAGCTTTCCACCATAGATTTCGGCATCATGTCCCGAATGTTGGTAGCCACTGGAGAATAGGATAGCCTAACCGATGATATATCGTGAATGTTCTTTGGTACGTTCTTAGACCTCCCGTAATTAAACACGATGTTAGATCCGTTCATTACATACATACCCCCATAAACGGTAGAGACATCCATTTTAACTGGATTTCTTTCGAATACACTGCCTGGTTTCTCAGAGTATTCAAAACCCTTCATGAAGAAGTTTACGTTTCCAAAACGATTTTCTTTCTCTTCGAAGTATATGCAATCAACGGAAATAAACTCGAACTCAAGCACATCAACCATGTACTCGTCATATCCATAGTCAGTTCTTTGAGATAGGTTATTATAGCTGCTTTTGCCAAAAGAACTTGGGTTGTTACCATATTTTCCTTTGACTGATTTAGCTAACTCCTCAAGCTGTTCTTCTGTAATCTCACCAGCAGATATTCTTCTTAGCTCCTGTATGGACATAGACTTAACATGCCCCGCATAAATTAAATCCTCAAAAAAAGGATCCTCTGTATGACTGTGAATAAACGTAGAGGGGTCTACGTAATCAGTCTTAATCCCGTGATTAGGATCGTTGCTTCTTTTCACAACGCACATGCCCAAGGCAACCAGATCATTAACGCATCTTCGTAAGGTTCCGTCGTTGAAGTTATTCCATGAAAGGGTCATGTTAGTCCCTATCTGAGCTGCAATCTCTGCATCAGTTTTGACGTTAGTACCCAGAAGTATCTCAGCTTCCTCTAGAGAGTCTGGAAGCTGGTCTGGATCCTCGCCAATTACCATACCTGTCTGCTGCTTAAGTTGTTGCAATTGTTTTTTTGCTTCAACCTGGATCTCCATTCTCCTCTTTTTGTTGTTTTTTTCAGAGGAAGAAAGAGGATCAATAGCCTCTAGGTTTGGGTAAGGGTCTTTAGAAAGTATTTTATTTACAACAACCCTAACAAACTTAGGCAAAATAGGAACAGGGGTGTAGTCCATATTCATTAAGCTTCCGTCTCCATCGTTAGGGTTGAGTGAACGCAGAAGCTTTTTATATATGTTGGTGTCTTGAGTGCCGTTAGCGTAATCTCGACTTCTTTCGAATACAGCGTTTCTTTTACCGTAAAGAGATGTAGACTCCTTTATTTTGCCCCACTGGTTTTCAATAGCCTTTGCATACTGCAAACCATAAGACATACTCTCCTTAGTTGATGCGTCTGCTAGAGGGTTTGGGAAGGAATGCTTGCTATTTTTATCGAGGCTCATAATTTACTTGCATTATGCATATTCTGCAAATATAACAAATCGGCGTTAGACCTTATATTTTCTAAAAAATACCTTCTCTTTAAAATCAGACTTGGCTTTTTCTTTTTCCTTTTGAGCTGCAAGTAAAGCCAAACCAGAACTAATGGTTAAATCAAACTTAGTTCTTTTGTCTATTTTAAACCCAATCCAATCCTCAAGAGTTTTATTAAAGTACATAGTGCCTGTCTCTCCGCTTTCGTAGTTTATGCCTACATGATCGTGGATATACTTCTCTATAGACTGAGCGTGAGACTGTATGACATCTTGAGAATTAGACGGAATTCCTTTTGTTTTTACGTTTACGTGAGAAGAGCTACTCATTAGGTGTCTCGGTCTGTCCATCAAATATCCGTCATAACCCCTTGACTCAAAGTATCTTACAATGCCGTACTTATTGTTCTCTACAAGTAAAGGATATCCGTAATAAAACGCACACATAAGAACGTCTTCGTAAAATATACTGGCTAGATCTGGTCTAGAAGCATACTCCACAACAAACATATTAGAAGGGCGGTTCATGCTAAACTTATTGTACATATGAAGAGCCCCTTTGGACCCTCTGTTGTCCACAGTAGCATCTAGGTCATATGAGTCAACGCCTCCACAGCCATAAGAGGTGAACGGAGCTATTTTTTTTCCTCTTTCAGTTTTAGATATATTTCTTTCAGAAGGATCAGGCATCCAAGACACCCTAAACCTGCCATTAGGGGTGGGTGAAAAAACAACCTCTTTGTCTTTTTCCCTCCATGTAAAGTTTCCTACAACAACAGGGTTAGGGAACAGCTCGTCGTTATGCTCTATTTGCTGGTATATCTTACCTATATTAAACAAGCTACCCTCGATGCTATCTCTAAAAGCCTCGTCTTCGGTAAAAGGGAACTGCCGAGTCACTTCGTTTAGCTCTGAAGGGTTGTCTTTAAAGGATTTGCGCTCGTTTTTTAAGTAAGTCTTACTGCCAATTTCTATGATGTCCCCATCTATACCATGTATGTGTACGCTTTGGGGAGGATCCTCTACAACAGCATTACCATAAACATCAAAAAACCCTTCTAAGGCGTCATAAGCTGGAATAAATATTCTATAAAGACCCGTCTTGGTTCTGTCGTTATTGTTTCGCTCATTGGGGTCAGAGTCGTGCCACAAGCCTTTATACTCGTCGCCCCCTTTATTCATTGGGTTTACCGTACTCCCCACAATAGCCTTGCCGACTACTTTACGCCCTACAATCAAACAAGTACGCTCAATCCTCCAGGCTTCTCTAATGTCAGTTGGTTTTTCCCACTTACCAGCCTCGTCGAGGTAAAGCATATGTAGCTTCTCGCCGTCATATGCATTGTTTGTGGTGTTCTTCCAGTTTATAACCGTGTTTAAAGCGTCACCCCTATGTGAAGTCTTGTTGTTTTTAGTGATACGCTTTGACGGCTCACGAAATGCAAGCTCCATACGTGGGTTTGTAGTACCATCCTGGATAGGCTTGAAGAAGAATGGATAGCCTCTAAAAATAGAGACTACTTTTTTCATAAAAATGTTCTCCTGCGAGTCTTTACCAGTCTTCGACTGTATGCCAAGAAGCTTCTCTTTAACTTGCGTAGCTTCATCCACCAAGACAGCAGAGCATATGTTAGTGTAGCCAGAACGACGACACTTAGTATAAAGCTGACCGAAACAACGAGGGTCAGCTTCACAAGCAGCCATGTGCGTAAAGATGTCTTTTTGGAAAGCGAGGTATGATGGATATCCGATATCAATTTTAGACCATTGTAGAAACATATAGTGTCTCCCTGTAATATACGTAGGTTCCCCATTATTGTAAAACCATACACCGTTGCGCCTACGCTGAAACTCTTGTTCGATGTAAGAACGAAACTTGTTACGAAACTCGGCAGGTTTTTCGAGCCACTCATCCATGCTGCGTATCCTACGCATTTCCTCTGGCATAGGTGTGCGCTTCCACAGCTGCAACTTCTTTGGCTGGTCATGGAAGAGAATTTCCGATTTGCGCGGTTTTTTCGGTAAAACCACGAGTAACCCGTGGAGCTCGATAGCTTCTCCTTCTGTACCGTTAGGGTCGATCTTAATCCCCTTAGTTTCATACCCTTTTATGTCGATTATGGTGGACATCAATAGCTCTGTCCGTGTGAGTTCATTCTACCCAGCGAAGGTACACCTTCTTTAGGGTTTTTGATCTCCATTTGTTCGCCACACTCACACTGTCCTTCAGGGTAGTAGACACTACCGTTTTTAAACTTCATAGTGAGGTTTCTTACAGATTTCTCTGTTTTACATTCTTTGCAAATTAGATCAGGCATGTTATTTAATTTAATTCGTACACCAGACAGGATTCGAACCTGTGACCGTCTGCTTAGAAGGCAGATGCTCTATCCAACTGAGCTACTGGTGCATGTGCTCCCTCCAGGACTTGAACCTGGGACCTGCCGATTATGAGTCGGA